GACATGCGGCGGCTGTTCAAGATGGCTGCGTTGGTAGATTCCCGTCCACGCGGTGTGCCAACGCCGTACCGCTTGCGCCAGCAGTACGATCGGCTGATCAAGGAGAACCGAAAGTGACAGAACCGTACGTGGTGAACGTGAGTTCTATCCAAGATTTTTATCAGTGCCGCTACCGGTGGGTCTGCAAGTGGGTCCTGAACCGGGTCCCACGGAAGGAGTTTGCGGCCCTCACGGCCGGCAAGCTGCTGCACGAGATTTTCGAGCAGCACTTCCGCCAGGGGATCCCGCTCGTCACGGCGGCGGCGGTCAGCATCACGAAGTACGGGGAGGCCAACGCGCTGCTCCCCGAGGCCGAGCGCGAGACGGGCGAGAAGGCGATCCAGCAGATCGAGGACCTGCGCGGGGCCCTGCCCCTCTGGGTGGACCAGTACCCGATCACCGAGACGCTTGAGGTTGAGGCACCATTCTCTATCGAGGTCCCGCAGTACCCGGGGATCATCTGGCTGGGGCGCCCGGACCGGGTCATCCTGTGCGAGGGGCACATCTGGCACTACCAGAACCGGGGACTCGCGTCCTCGGTGAACTTTGGGACCTACATCCAGCTCGCGAAGCGGCACTACCACGAGCACATCTACCCCGAGAACTTCGCGCAGAAGTACCCGGGGATCCCGATCGGGGGGACCCTCTTCAACCTCGTTCGCAAGCTGAAGTACCGGACGAACGTGGGCAAGGCTAACGAGAAGGTCAAGGCGCCCGCCGAGATGTTCTGGCAGCACCCGATGTCGGTCAACATGAACGGGTACCTGCACAGGGACGTGATGAACTCGATGAACCAGCACGTGCGAGACATGATCGAGACCGAGCGGATGTACCGTCTGCACGGGATCCTGCCTCCCCCGAACGAAAAGCTGAACGGGGGCTTCAGCGGGAACGCGATCGACCCGTACTTCCGGGTCCTTATCGGCGAGCTGGACCTGACGGACGACCGCTACTTCAAGGACCGGGAGGACATGTACGTTGCAAGCGAACGAGACGCAGACTGACCTGTTCCATCAGCTCTGGGGTGTGCTACCGCACCCGGCGGGGACCGTCGTGCGGATGATGTCGAAGGGGCCAGACGGGACCGTCCAGGGGGACGGTGCCCGCACTCGGTTGGAGCTGGAGAAGTTCGCCCGCTACTGGGGTGCACGGGACCACTCGGTCTACGTCTGCCCGAACCCCTGCCGCGAGGGCGTCGCGGGCGTGAGGCACTCGGCCAAGGACGTGACGCACTGGAGCTACTTCCTGATCGACATGGACCCGATCTCGGAGGTCTACGACGCGCAGGCGGCGATCGAAGAGGCGCTCCTCTGGTTCGGGGAGTGGCTCGGGAGGGACTTCAAGCGGACCCCGCCGCTCACCATAGACAGTGGGCGCGGCCGGCAAGCCTGGATACGGATAGACGACTGGAAGCTCGCCGAGTCGATGGATGAGGTTCACGCGCACATGGAAGGGCGCGGCCCCCTTGTGATAGGAAGGGGCATCGCGCGGGCGGTCAACGGGTACTGGCTCAAGAAGCTGGACGAGAGGCTTGGACTCGTCCACGGGTGCCGTATCGACACGAGCGTCGCGGACCTCTGCCGGCCCATGCGGTGCCCGGGGACCGTGAACCGGAAGACGGGTCGGCAAGCGAACTTCATCATCCGTACGGATCAGATCTTCGGAGGGCTCGCTGCCCTCATGACGATCGGTACCCCCAAGGAGGTGACGGCACCGCCGCCAGAAGTGGTGTCGAGGCCGGGGCTTTCGTGGCAGAAGGCCTTCTCTTCGCTGACCCTAACTGCACAGACGTACCTGCTGGACGGGCACGAGGAGCCCGGGCGGCACAAGACGATGTTCCACACGGCAAAGAAGCTCCAAGAGGTAGGCTGCACACGAGATAGTGTCCGGCGAGCGATCACCCGCGCGAATGGGCTGCGCGGTGAGGGGTCGGCGCTGGACCAGAAGGACATCGAGCACGCGCTCGACACCGCGTTCAAGGGAGGTAACTGATGGCACCGGCAGTACAGACGCTCCGCATCATGCGGGGCCAGGACATCTCACAGAAGACGGTCGAGAGGATCATCATCTACGGGCGCGCCGGGATCGGGAAGACCCGCTTCGGGCTCTCGTTGACCGAGCGTTTCGGCAAGATCGCCTACTTCGCGGCCGACAAGAACAGCTACCTGCTCGACTCGATCAGCCGGAAGAAGCGTGAGCGCGTCGTCGTCTTCAACCCGGAGAACGTGGTCAACCCGACCTCACTCTTCATGCAGTTCGCGATGACCGACTTCGCCGCGATCGACCCCGAGATCAAGACGCTCGTGGTGGACACGTACACGAAGGTCGCGATGGACGCGATCGCGTACTCGGCGAACAGCGGCTCGATGGACCGCGAGAAGCACTACATCATCGGGACCCCCGGGAAGGGTGGACAGGCGATCCCGAACCGTGGGGACTATCAGGCGGTGGACTCGCTCTCGAAGGGCTTCCTCGACATGCTCTTCGACAAGCAGGCCCACATGCACATCATCTTCCTATGTCACGAGGACGTGAAGATCATCGAGAACGTCCACGCGATCGGCGGACCGGCCCACCCGGGCCGTGCCATGACCGAGTACCTGCCGGCGCAGTTCTCGACCGTGCTCCGGCTGATCCGGGAGCAGGTCCTGGTGCCGGGTGAGGCGTACCCGAGGGACGTGGTCATCGCGATCGGCGAGGGCGACGGCAAGTTCATCAGCAAGGTCAAAACGGAGAACGAGACTGGCCCGAACCCGCTCGCGCGCGTCGCGCTCGAACAGGACCCGGCCAGCTACTGGGTGAAGTACGATGCGGTGTACAACCTCAACAAGGAGAACAGCTAACATGTCTGACCAGAAGCCTGCCGTCCCTGATTTCGTCGATACCTCCGCCGCCGCGACGGACGCAGCCGATGACCTGCTGCGCGGTTTCGACAACTCTCCCCTGACGCTCCCGGCAGGTGCCGTGACGAAGTCGAGCAAGGGGAACAAGTACACCCGCTTCACCGAGTCGGTCTCTATCTCGCACGCGTACCGGACCGTGACCACCACGGGCCTGCTCGACGTGGTCGTCGGGACCATCGTGCGCCAGTCCGAGAGCAACAACGGCCGCCGGCCCTTCTTCCACTTCTTCAAGAACGTGGGGCAGGACATCTCCGAGGGGCACGTCTCGATGAACGAACGGACCGACAAGACCCTCATCACGCTCCTGCGCGCGACCGGCTTCGAGCCGAGGGACGCTCAGGGGAACCCGATCCGTGGCGTGCAGGCCTCGCTCCTGCGCGTGCTGTTCCCCGAGAAGGGGACGCCCGGCGCCGCGAGCCCGCTGATCGGGAAGCTGGTCGTCGTGAACATCACCCAGTCCGTGAAGCAGGCGAAGGACAAGGACACCAAGCAGCTCGTCGTGGACGAGGAGGGTCTGCCGGTCATGGAGACACGTGACGGCGCCGACTCCTTCCTGCCGGACGAAGTTCCCGTGGAGGCCTAGATGTCGCACAATCCCCCAGCCAGTTACCCGGAGAACCCCTGGACCCAGATGATCGAGGAGACTCGGCGTCTGAACGAGGCGGGCGGGATGCGTAGCGCGGGGCCGGTTTCGGCCGGCCCCGAACCTACGGTCCGCTCGGCCGCGATGGGTCAGCCCGTAGTGGAGCTACCGCCACTGAGTCCCGACGAACGCGCCGAGCTCGACGCTCACGCTCGCGAGCTGGGCCTCATGCCGGGAGAGGTGCAAGAGGAGGACTCGAAGTACGCTACCCTCGAAGAGGCGATCGAGGCGGGCCGCTCGGTTCACCCGCCGGCGCCTGTCGGGCAGCCGATGGACCCGACCGACCGGCCGACCGCGAGGCAGTTCCTCGCGCGGGCCCGCGTGGTCGAGACGACGCGCTTGCCCAACTTCAGCAAGGTGCAGGGGATCGACCTGGTCAGGTCGGTCGCCCTCGTCGATGGGCTGGAGTTCGCGCTCGACCAGGACACGATCGTGAGCCTCCGGACCCTCGTGCTCGGTATCGCGCGCGAGCAGGTCATGGCCCAGTTCGACGCCGCACTGATGGAGGGGACGGAGGATGGAGACGAAGCGGTGTAGCAGGTGCGGGGAGTTCAAGCTGCTCTCGGAGTTCAACCTCCGTCTGAAGAGTGGGTGGCAGCCGTACTGCCGGGTGTGCCAGTCAGAGTGGAACACGAAGCACAACCCGGAGCGCACCTCCGAGGATAGGCACGCTGAGAATCTACGAACGCGTAACCCCGAGATGCTCTACGAGGAGGGGACCGTCTGGTCCGAGATCCTTCGGTCCTACCTGACCTGCTGCGCGATCAGCAACGCCCCGAACGATCTCGCTACCTGGTACCCCGAGAAGGGCACGATGGAGCTGGGGCACGTGGACCACGTCGATCGGGAGCTGAGCCGGTACAAGCCGATGTGCCGCTGGATCAACAGACGGCTCTCGGTGTTCCCGGCGGTCTACGATCACCTCACGCCGTCGCTCGCTGACTTCCGGGAGGAGTTCCCTTGGGGTGCCCCGACCTGGGCCCACACGGGGATCGACCCGGACACGCACAACGGGATCGGTGGCGTGCGGGACGCGAGCCCGTTCAGGGAGAAGATCAACGCCAAGAAGATGTGGCACGAGAACCGAAGGCTAGAGCGGCTTCACGTGAGGGCCGAGGAGCTGTACCAGGAACGTATCGCGGGAGTACTGGCGAGGAGGGCACTTGAAGGAACCACAGAAGGCGCTTGCGTACGGTAGGACTGACGCGCCGTACTTGATCGTGATGGAGTCACCAGCCAGCACCCGGATGCAGAACTGGTTCTGGAAGATCCTCCTGAACGCGGGCGTCCAGAAGACCGACGTGCGGATCGTGTACATGCTCGACGAGCCCGCATCCGGTTCGAGTGGGCCACTGAAGGTGCAGCTCCGTGCCTCGAAGGAACGGTTCGAGGCGGACGTGCGCGACTCCAGCCCGCAGGTCGTGATCCCGATGGGCTCCATGTGCCTGAACGCGGTCACCGGCATCCGCTCGTCCCGGTCCGACAAGACCCTGATCGAGGACACGCGCGGCTTCTTGATCCGGAAGGACCTGTTCGAGCCGACGATCGAGGAGGTCTGGGAAGAGGTCGGCAAGTACGTGAACGCGAGCAAGGCGACCGGCGCCAAGAAGGGTGACCCGAAGATGAAGTGGGTCAAGCGCCCTCGCGGGTGCCTTCTCGATGGGTTTGAGGGCGTGGTGATCCCCACCTTCGACCTGGATATGGTGCGTATCGGACAGTTTGCAGTGAAGCCGGCCCTCAAGGAGGACCTGTGTAGAGCCCGCCGTGCCGTGACACGCACGCTCGTAGAACTCGACCAGGACCTGGAGTACTACGAGACCCGGTGGTCTCAGCGTGCCCCCGGCTTCACCTTTCCCCTTGAGGTCACTGAGGACCTGTACGAGCACGTCTGGGACGACGTGATCTCGATCGACATCGAGACGCACGGGATCGACAACGAGGTCATCGACCTCGTCTCCATCTCGGACGGGAAGGTGACCGCCTCGCTAGAGTGGAGCCAGGAGACTCGCGACTTCATCGGGCGCATCTTTGCGCTCCCGAAGCGGATCTACGCGATCCACAACAGCCCCTTCGACATCCCACGCCTCATGATGAACGGGGTACCGATCGCGCAGAAGGTGATCGACGAGCAGATCTTCGACACGATGTTCGGGAGCGTCGTACTCCAGCCGGACCTCCACAAGGGCCTCGGCCGGATCGCGTCCGTATACCTGGACCTGACCCCCTGGAAGTGGCGCAAGTTGTCCGACCAGAACCCGCGCCTCTACTCTGCCAAGGATGCGCTCGTGACCTACTGGCTCGCGGTCCAGGAGATCAACGCGATGAAGCAGCTCGGCTGCTGGGACCTCTACATGGGCCAGGGTGCTCACCCGGGGCCCGGCGTGATGGCTACGATCCCCGAGCTGACCCTCATGTCCGCCGGCGGACTCAAGCTGAACCGTGCACGCGCGCTGGAGTTGGGCGGACGCCTACAGCGCAAGCTGTTGCGGCTGCTGAAGTTGTGGTCACGGTCCTTCCCTAACGTGAACCCGCTCTCGAACCCAAAGCTACAGAAGCTGCTCTACTCCGAGTGGGGTTTGCCGACCGAGAGGACCAAGAAGGACGGGATCACGGTTAGCGAGCTGTCCCTCTTGCGCCTGAAGGCCTACGTCGGGGCGCAGAAGGGGAACGTCAATCAGCAGGCACCGTGGCAGGAGGACGAGCGTGCAGTCCCGCGCATCTTCGACCTGCTCCTCGCGATCCGCGAAACGAACAAGCTGTACGGTACCTACGTGGTGCCCGCGATGGAGAGCGAGGCCGCCTTCATCCACCCGCAGTACATGCCCGTCTCGAAGGACGACGACCGGGGCGGCATGAAGATGGACAACAAGGGGAACACCTCGACCGGGCGGCTCGCGTCGTACCGGCCGAACATCCAGAACCAGCCGAAGAAGATGAGGGACCTGTACGTCCCCGACCGTGACGACATGTGCTTCGTCCAGGCGGACTACAGGTCGGCCGAGCTGTTCGTGCTCGCGGGCATGAGCGGGGACGCGCGCCTGCTGCACGATCTTCAGGGTGACATGCACCAGAAGAACGCGGACCGGTTCGGGATCCAACGGAAGGTCGCGAAGAATGTCGTGTACGCGTCCCAGTACCTCGCGTCACCGAACAAGCAGTCCGAGATGATCTACGCGAAGTCGCACCTGTACGTCTCGCCCGCCGAGTGCCAGAAGATCTCGGAGCAGATGTGGGGGCACTACGCGGAAGCGACCGCCTACAAGCAGTACATCATCAGTATGTGCAGCACCCAGAAGTTCGTCAAGAACCCCTTCGGCCGGATCCGCTTCTTTCACGACGGCTCTGCCCCTGCGGCGGTGGACTTCATCCCGCAGTCTACGGTCGCCGACATCCTCTGGTGCGTCATAAAGCCGGTCGCGCAGCTCGCGCGCCAGTACGGGGCCCGGATGGTCACGTCGGTGCACGACTCGATCCTCGTCTGCGTCGAGCCGGCGGTAGCGGCCGAGTTCGCGATGAAGATGAAGGGCATCATGCAGCGCCCCTTCGATTGCGTCCGCCCGGGATTCTACATCCCTGTCGAGATCGAGATGGCCCCGACCGGCGAGCCCTGGTCGAAGGTCAGGCCGTACGAGCGGGTGGCCGCGTGAAGCCCGGAGCGAACGAGTTTCAGAAGATCCTCTGGTGGAACTTTTACCCTGAAGATGGAGGCCATGTGGACCCGAACAAGCCCGAGCCGGCGCCGAAGGGCACCGGAAGTGAAGTGACACCGCTCGTCATCAAGGATCTGGAGTTGCGCTCGAAGATGGGCAAGGAGAAGTACGGCGAGACTCTCCGCGCCTTCAACGGCCGGAACGCTCTCGTCGATGCGTACCAGGAGGCGCTCGACCTGGTCCAGTACCTCCGGCAGAAGCTGGAGGAGGACGCGGTGATCGCTGCGGCCCACCCCCCCGAGAAGGAGTACCTGTCAACGCGGCCGATCATGGAGAAGAGTGCGGACGACATCTTCCCTGGTCACGCGGTGTTTCAGTGCACGGCTGGCACTGGCAAACTCGACACCCGCAATCTCTACTCTCGCCCGGGCCGCATCATCTCCGTGAACGGCCCCGAGTCGATCGCGCAGGAGGCGCACCGTCTCGTGCTGGGGGACCGGGGAGTCGCTTACGGGCACCCGATCTTCGACATGACGAGGAGCGCGGATATGCTCACGGCGCTCTTGCGGGACAAGCTGCGCCCGGGTGCGCGCCTGGAGGCCGAGGACATCGGGCAAGCGATGGTCTGTGTGAAGCAGTCGCGGCAGAGGTTCAAGTCGAAGCGTGACAACCTGACCGACACGGCGGGTTACGCGCTGACCCTACAGATGATCGCCGAGTGGCGTGAGCAGAACCCGGGTGTGGACCCGCGCGATGTCTTCCCCCCGGCGTAGCTGTGATGAGTGCTCGTACCCCCCGTTCATCGGGACCCGGTGCGCGAAGCACTACGTGCTACGGAAGGCACGCAGGCGCGGCCTGACCAAGATGAGCTGGTGGTCCCGCTTCGAGCCGACGGTCATCGGGGTCGTGGTCGCGCGGCACCTCGCGATCATCGACGGGGACGAGTGGGTGCGCGAGTTCGACCCTGAGCACGTCTTCGGGAAGCAGAAACTCAAGAAGATCGCAGACGTGGTCGCGATCGTGAAGCAGGCGGAAGCACAATCGAGGAGGCAAAAAAGTGATCGTTACGGTAGCAGTTCGGAAGGTTGACGGGATCTGGAAGGGTGCCCTAGTCACAGAAGGTAAGTTCATCGACTCCTTCGCGGGGAAGAATCTGGACACCATCATCGAGAATGCGATCGGTGGGTACCTGAGAGTGGAGCGGCCGGATGGTGCAGAGGTCACGCTGAATATCGCCTTCGGTGAGCCCGAGGTCACGCAGGCCGGTTCATGAACAACAAGGCGCTCCGAGAGGAGTTGACACGGGACGAGGGGTACCAGCTCAAGGCGTACAAGGACAGTGTCGGGCTCTGGACCATCGGGGTCGGGCACCTGCTCGGCCAGGCGCAGCGGATGAGCGAGATCACGCACGAGGAGGCGATGGCCCTGCTCGATATGGACATCCAGATTGCCCGGGCCGTCGCATGGAAGTGGGTACCGAACCTTTGGAACTGGGACATGGAACTTGGCGGTGACGTGCGGGAGCGTGTCGTGATCAACATGGCGTTCAACCTCGGCAACCGGCTGGGCACGTTCAAGAACACGCTCGCCTCGCTGAACGCCGGCAACTGGCAGGACGCCTCCGAACGGATGCTCCAGAGCAAGTGGGCCACCCAGGTCGGACAGCGGGCCGTCAGGCTCAGCAAGATGATTCGCACTGGGGAGGTGTAAGATGAAGGTCGGGATGGACTTGGACGGCGTGCTCGACAGGCCCGCGATGGCGGCGCTCCTGAAGGTGCTCCTAGAGGCGGGGGTCGAGGTGCACATCATCACGGGCATCTTCGACGAGGCCGGCGAATGGCAGTCGGAGAAGTCGAAGAGGGAGAAGCTGGCCCGGATCGGGATCCCGACCGACATCGACACGGTGACCTTCATCGCCTCGTGCCGGATGAGCGCCGGTACGGCGGCCTACGATACCTTCGGTACCCCGGTCGTGACCTACCGCAGCCCGGCGGCACCCGGGGCCCCGAGGGTCCACTTCCTGCACGCGGTGGACCCGTCCTTCGGGCTCGACTACCGGCTCCGTGACCTGGGCCTCCGGAAGGGTGAACTCTCGGAGCGTCTCGGGCTCGACCTGATGATCGACGACTCGCAGCTCTACTGCGACGTGATGCGCGTGATGAACGGGGGCCTCACGGTCCTCCAGGTGCGCTGATGAGCCCCTCAGCGTTCGGTGATCCAGACTTCAAGGACTTGGACATGCGCCAGCAACTGGCGCGCGCCATTTACAACTGCGTCTGGGGGGCACCGCCGTATACCGAAGCCGCCCTCCCTGCCCCTGTGGACACCAACCCGCATGACGTTCCGTGGCTGCGTGCTGCCGACGAGTGCATCCGCCAGATGGAGTGGGCGCGGACCCTTCACGGGGAGCAGTGGCGCGGAGACGGCAGAGACAGAACCAGATACTTGGTAGACCTAGACAACGAGCCCCTCACCCTCGCCCCGGGGGATTGGAAGTCGTGAGCCGGCGCCGGTACGTACCGCAGACGATCTCGAAGCGGCTCCGCCGTAAGCTGCGCCGGTCTCAGAGCCCGTACCTCCTCTGGCTCCGGTGTCGTAAGCCGAGGCTCTACGCGAGGCTCCAGAGGATGTGGCTCTGGAAGATGTTAGACACGGCCACGAGCATCGCCCCGTGTGACACGCCGCTCTTCTGCGGTTTCAGGAAGTTCAACATCGACGACTGGAAGGTGGACCCATGATACCCTTTCCGGGTACGATCGTACCCAAGATGGGTACGCCCGAGTACGAGACCTGGCGCGGCCAGATGGCGCTGTGGGCCTACGTGAACGGGCCCGCACTGATGGACGCCGCGCGGCGTCTCGTAGAGATCGAGGAGTTTCTCAAGAAGTGAGGATGTCGCGGGGTAGCTCAGTGGTAGAGCGCCGGCCTCATAAGCCAGAAGTCGCGGGTTCGATTCCCGCCCCCGCTCCCAGCGTGACGGAGCGCGAAGAGTCGAGCGACTGGGTCGTGACCCCAGGATAGCCGGTGGGAGTCCGGCCCGTCACTCCATGTCAACCGTATAGACGCGAAAAGGCCCCTTCAACCTTCACGGGTTGAGGGGGCCTTTTTTGTTTTCAGCCGACTACTACTTCAGGAGCCTCTTGATCACCAGCCCACCACCGGCCACGACGCCCGCGCCGACAGCCGCTCCCTTGAGCACGAGCAGCAGGAGGTTCAGCAGTATGTACCCGATCATTTCCATGGGGACACCTCTACCGGTTCTTCTCGGCGCCGGACAGCTTCTCGACCGTACGCATGCCGCCGAGACCTAGCATGCCAGTGAGGAGCAGCATGACCTGCTCGCTTTCCATTTTCGGGGG